AAAGGTTTCGGCAGAAAAATCTGAACGGGTTATGATGAGCATTACCAAAAAGATTTGGTGAAAAAATGCGAGACGCTTACGCTATATACGCCCGCAAGTTTTACCCCCGCATGTACCCGCAAGATTCTTATAGGGGAGGGGATGTTATTTCGTACTATATACATTATGTCTAATTAGTTTTGTTGACTATCAAGGACTTATGTAAACTTAAGAGCTTTCAATCAGTTTTACACGAGTAAAGCACATCAGTAAAGCTTGCCAGTTGCCAGTTGTTTGATCGATCAAAGCTTGGTTATCGTATCAATAGATCATGATGCGTTGATGCGTCTTTGTACATTTGTTTTTCTTCTTTTCCGTTCGATTCTCAACTTTGTCTCAATTATGAGATTCAGTCTCAATAAGCAATTGTAGCTCAACTTATCTTATCATTAGCTCCAGTTATAACACCTATTAGCCAAGCTTTAAAGTGAACTAATGTTGTTGAGGGGGTTGACAGCTTGGTGTTTTTCGTTCAAAGGGTAAGACATGACAACTCAAACCAATCCAAAAAACAAAGCTCATCTGATTAAATTAGGTAGCAAACTTCACTCCGTTATTATCAAAGACAACTACGCTCTAGATATAGTAGACGGCAAACCACAACGATCTGAAGGCGATTGCAGTCTGATCGATCATGACAGCTTGTTCTGTGCTAAGACTTATCAAACGATCAATCTTGCAAAGCGTAGCCTTAAGAAACACTTGCAAGTCAATCCAACAGGCTGGGAAGGCTCGCAGTTCATCATCTATGGCAACTCTACCATCAAAAGACGCAACGGCAACGGAGCCTACATCTTAGGAGTCATCTACTCATGAACATCAAACCATCACTCATAACAAGATTACACAAGGGCTACATCAAGCGTATCCATGTCAATCAGCATGTCATCAAAGCCAATAAAAAGCACGATCGCAACGATCCAGTTCTTACGATCAAAACAACAGGTGACAACATCAAAGCAAATCATATTATGATCGGTGACAATGTCAGACTTTGCTATGCTCCAGAATCGCCTTTGGCTTGCGGAGCTACGATCTGGATTGAAACAACAGAACAAGTCTCTATACAAGATTGGCACGAACATTACTAATCAAACAACCAATAAACACCAAAATACCAAATAGAATGAAAAACTACAAAGAATACTTAGACTATTGCCAAAGCTTGGCTGAAGATATTAATGACAGCTACTCTGACGACATAGAGGTGACTGAACGCATCCATGAAATCGCTGATGGTTGCCGATATGTTATCTATTACGCAAAAGCATGGGATTTAGTAAACATGATGAGAGAATACCATTACGAAAAGTTCAATGATGCAGTTGATGAGGTCATGGGCAGTGGCTTTGAGTTTGAAGGCGACATTAACGCCCACATTACTTGGATTGCTTACTATCTTATCCGTGACGGCATCCATTCAGCTTATCAACATATCGAATCGGAGGTTGTAGCATAATGAAACAAGAGTATTTACTGAGCAAAGCGAATAAATACGATAGGAGCGAAGCGAATATCAAAGTTATCAATCGCATACCAACACCTGCCGACATGATCGCAAACCAAGTATTGAAACCAACAGCATTTGACAAGTTTACTACTTACTTTATGCCTGTTTTCTGTGGGGTCATGTGGGGTTTGATTCTTTACGCTATCCTGTTTTCTTAATCCTTAAACCTATATCTTAAAATGAATGACAATATATTAGACAACGAGTCTTTATTAGAAACAACTTACAACTGCCAAACCAAACTCAGAGGGACACATGACGAGGAATATCTTTGTTATCTTACCTGTGCAGATGATGGTAAAGGCAACGATTTTACAACTGGCGAGCCTTTGTTAACATTTGAAGAGTGGCTCGCAAACTAAACGCATAAACCTTACCTGACCTTATGAGTATACTATCCGACATAAGAAACCTTGAGCAAATAATCGAGGATACAAAGCAAGCTATAATTTACTGGCAAGACTATCCGACATATGTGGACTGGCTTAGAAATGAATTGAGCAAATGCTATGCAAAGCTGAATAAACTGGAGCAAGCGACATGTCAGTGACAATCTACCTAACCGACCATAACGGACGAAAGGTTGCGTTCTTTTATCGAATCGACAGCGAGCGATACCTTACCTGTCCACAGCTTATATGGGCTTGCCGTCAACATCCTGAGTATCAAGGCACAGCGGAATCAAAGGAGCATTTCATCGAACAAGCAAAAGATGTTATGCGTGAGCTTAATAAAATTTCACAAAATGACCGTTCAACTTGTGAAAAAATTCCGTGTGATACTTGTGGGTTGACATCTCCAAAAATGGAGGCACAACTTACCTGTCCAGATTGCTTAATAAATGACCAGTAACAACGAACCGACTTTTTTAGATATGAACGATTTATGTGATGACTCTTTAGAAGCTCTCATCCAACATTACCTGTCCGTACAGCAGAAACTACCTAACAACTTAGCTGTCCGTGAACGATTGCTTGAGCTAGAGCGTGAGCAGTTTAACAGGGAGCTGAAAGCGTCAACAATAGAGGGCGTTATCCGACAGAACACCAACAATCCAATACAAAACCAATAATGAATACTATTGAATTAACCGAAGAAGAATACAAAGCAATGTTAGATGCTGTACATTACCTGATTGATGAATTTTACGAAGAAGAAGAAATAGAAATCTTCCAAGCGATAAAACGAAAGCTGTACGATTCACAACTAAAAGCGATTCAGAACCAATGATAACTGAAGGAGAATATATTATGACCATGATGACACTATTTTGTTTTGCAATCGTAGCCATTGTCTTTACAGCGTGGATGTACCGAGATTAAGCGATGAAAAGAACCGAACCTACACCTTATTTTGTTGTGTGGTGTCGTAAAGCAAGCGGTTACAAAAAGTTTGAGATGGATCAAGATTGCTTTTTTAACTACGAAGACGCTAAAGAAAAGTACGACAAACTATACAACAACTCTACTGTTGAAAATCTGAAGCTAACTAAGGTTATCGAAGAGAAAGAAACAGGAGTTATACCGCAAGAATACTACGCATGATACCAACAGGATTATTTACCCGAACGATACACGGCTATGATGAATGGCTTAACCGATACAACCCATACGATGATGAATACGATGAAGAACTTGAAGAACACCTTGAAAAGATGCGTGAAATGGACAACATCGATGACCAAAAGGACTACTGCGATGACCACCACCTCAAATACGGAGACATCGAAGCGTGGCTGTGATGGTATCTTTTGGGAAGCTGAAGCAGACATCATACGACAGGATTTATTAAGTGAACGAGACGTACGCAGACTTCGAACCAACTGACCTTCCGTTTGACTGGAGTGGGGTGGATCACGAGGAGATAAAACGAGGCTTTGACTTCTTCTACGCCAACAATCAAATAACTGGATTCAAGATGGATGAGAACGGAAACTATGTACGTGACCAAGACGGAAAGCTGATAGCGTATCGTACCAGTAAGCAACGACACCAACCGAAGAGCTGGTTTAATAATTACTACCAATAATGGCTAACGAACACATCGCTAAGATGAGAGCGTGGGGAAAGACTGCGTATCGTAACCGACAAGCAAAACTGAGAGCTGAAGGTGAGTCAAGTAAGACTGCTAGTGCTAAACGGATTATGAATAACATGTGTCCGAAGCTAGGCAAGAGGGTGGAAGACTTCATTGACTACTACAATAACACACAAGCTACGATGCCGTTGTTTCTTACTTATGTGTGTGACCTGTGTCCGTATGAAATCGCTGTCATTGGTATGCGTACATTCCTAAACAACCTTGACCGTGCATTAAGCATTAGTGCCATGAGCTTCCGTATCGGAAAAGCATTTGAGAATGAGGCACGATGGCAACAGGCACTGGAAACATTTCACCCGAACAAGATAGATTTGTTGAAGTTGGATGATCGTAGTAAAGCGATGAAGCTTAAACAGTTCTATGATTACGAGAACATGGAGCAACGCTTTCAACTGTGGGAACACAAACATAAGACTGCCTTAGGGGCGTGGGTACTCGAAGAGATACGGATACACACTGGTTTGTGGGAAGTGGGATACCGGGATTTAATGGGGCGTGGGACGATCACTTACGAACGCATTGTCTTACCTACCTCTGAGTTTACAGATTGGGTGAAAAGGTTTGATGAGTGGAAAGAAGGTACTCGTACATTTTGCATGGCACTTGAAAAGAAACCTGTTGATTGGCATTTGTTAATTGGTGGAGGGTATCCGATTGAAGACTTACCACCTTTTAATTTTATAACAGGGAAGCCAAGGCAGTGGTTTGAACCGTACGCTAAGTCGTACACTCACGCCATGTCCGCAGTGAATAAGTTACAGCAAGTACCTTGGAAGATTAACCACGACATGCTTGATGTTATAATTAAATGTTGGGAGATGAAGCGTGTGGTTGGTAACATTCCAGAATTTGGTGAGATAGATGAGCAACCGAGATACACGGGTGATTGTCCGCACGAGTTACGAGCTTGGAAGTTAAAACAAAAAGACATTAAGACATCCAACGTAGCTACCAAGAGTAAGCGTTACCTGACTTGCAAGATTATACACCTCGCTAAGTTATATAGGACATACGATAAGTTATACTTTCCACACCGTAGTGATTACCGAGGTAGATTGTACGCTATACCATTCTTTCTCCACCCGCAAGGTAGTGACTTAGCTAAGAGCTTACTTGACTTTTACAACGGACAACAGGTGGTGGATGAAGACGATTTAGAAGCTGTGTTAATACACGGAGCTAATTGTTACGGTGTTAAAGGCACACGAGCGGAGCGTCTGGAGTGGGTAGGTAAACGACAGAAGTTTATATTAGAAGCAGCAGAGAATCCGCACGGAGATGACTGGTGGACAGATGCTAGTGATCCGTTCTCATTCTTACGCTTTTGTTTTGAGTTTAAGAAGTTCACAGAGGAGGGGTACGGGTACACAAGTTACTTACCTATTCGTCAGGACTGTAGTAACAACGGTATGCAGATACTAAGTTTGTTATTACGTGACAAGAACACAGGTAAGATGTGCAATTTGGTGGAAGAGGACAGAGTAAACGACTTGTATCAAGAGCTGGCTGACCGTGTGTACAATGTACTTAAAAAGGATGGTGGACCAATCGCTGGTGAGTGGATGCGGTATGGATTTAATCGTAAGATGGCAAAAATTGCTATCATGAACCGACCATACGGAGCTACACACTATAACTATGTACAGGATTTGTTTTATTCAATAGGTGTTAATCATCCGTGGGAATCTACAGCCGCACAACTCACTGCTTGTATATGGTTAAGTAAGATTGTTAACAAGATAGCAGACGAGATGAGTGAACCAGTCAAGCGAGTGATGAGGTTCTTAAAAGATACCGTCCGTGCTTTACCGTCCGATCAGCCTGTTACATGGACAACACCTACTGGATTTAAAGTAGTTCAATCTTTCAGAGAGAAGAAGCAGGTATGGGTGGACAGTGTGTTTGATAATACATACATCCGATTGAAGACTGAGGATTTAAGTGACGAGTTAGATAAGAAGG